TAGGATACCCCATTGTGGATGTTGAAATGGTTGATGAGCAATTTTATGCTTGTTTTGAAGAATCGGTTTCAGAATATTCCGCACAAATAAATCAATTTAATCTTAGAAACAACTTAGATGTTTTAAGAGGACAGCCCAAAGGTAAAGTAGCAAATTATTCACAAACGCTTGTAGATGGTTCATTCTTACCAACAACAGTTCGTATGTCCCAACAATATGGTACATTGGCAGGAGTTGGAGGTAACACCGCTATTCAGAAAGCATATATTGAATTAACTCCAGGTCAACAAAAATATAATTTAATGAGTGCATCTATTGATATAGATTCATCGACCTCATTTGCAAATATTTTTAGTGGTTCATCTACAATTGATGTAGTAAAAGTGTATCACGAAGCAACTCCGGCAATTCAAAGATTTTTTGACCCATATTCAGTTGGTGGACAGGGTACATTAAATTTATTAGATGAAATGGGATTTGGTTCATATTCTCCAGCTGCACAATTTTTATTAATGCCACTTTATGAAGATGCATTAAGAATTCAAGCTATTGAGTTAAATGACCACATTAGAAAATCACATCATAGTTTTAATATTGTTAATAATGTAATAGAAGTATTTCCTTTACCAAAAGCAGGATTTGGTCCAACGAGATTATACTTTGATTATATTAATAGAGATTCATTTGAACATAATTCTCAAATTATACAACCAGAATCTCTTTCGGATTATTCCGATATTCCATATGATTTTATTCAATATTCAAATATTAATGATGTTGGTAAACAATGGATTAGAAAATATACATTGGCACTTTCAAAAGAATTATTGGGTGCAATTAGAGAGAAGTACTCATCCATTCCAATACCAGATGCTGAAATCAGTTTAGATGGTGCGGCATTGAGAGCAGAGGCTCAGGTTGAGAAAGATATGTTGGTAACACAATTGAGGGAAAATTTGGAAGAATTGAGTAGAAAGAATGTGATGGAAAATAAAACGCACGAATCAAACCATCAGCAAGAAATGTTAAGAAAAGTACCTTTAAAATTATATGTAGGATAATATGCCAAAATTTATTTCAGATAGAGATGTAACTTTTTTTAAAGGGTTAGCTAGAGAATTAGTAGATGATGTAGTACAAAATATCATTGTTTTATTTAAAATAAATTTAAATGAAACAAAAGTAAATTTGTATGGTGAATCTATTAATAAAACTTGGCAACCTGGCGTTGAATTATATTCATTGATTAATAAAGATGCCGAAACAGCTACATATGAAGGATTTGGCTCAAATACAAAACAAAATGTAGAATTCAGAGTAGATAGATTTATGTGTGAAGAAAAGAATTCGTATCCAGAAATTGGTGATATAATTTTCTTTGATAATTCTTACTACGAAATCGATAATACAAATGAAATACAATTCGTTGGTGGACAGCCATATAATAACTTCAGTATAGTATGTTCTACATTTATGGTAAACAAATCGGTATTAAATATAGAAGAAAGAATTAAGTAATATGTCTACAAATCCACTAAGACCCGATTTAAATAGGGCAAATGAAATAAAATCTGAAAAAGGAGATGTTAAAAAAAGTGTAGGTCTTTTTGATATAGACTATGCTATGATGACATATTTGGAAGACACCGCTTTACCAAAATTAGAATATAATGGTAAATCGGTAAATATTCCCGTTATATATGGTAATTCCGAAAGATGGAAGGGAGCAAGAAGAGATGGCGTATATAGAGATGCAAAAGGTTCTATACAATTACCATTGATGATGATTCGTAGAACATCTATTGCAAAAGATGAAGCTATACCTATGTTAAATAGACACGTTTCATATCCAACCGTAACAAAATATTCAAAAAATAATAGATACGATAGATTCACAGCATTGGGTGGTAACACTCAACCAAAATATGAATTATTTAACATAGTAATGCCCGAATACGTTGAGGTTAACTATGAGTGTATGGTTTGGACTGATTATACGGAACAACTTAATTCGGTAATTGAACAACTAAACTTTACATCAACTTATTGGGGAGATAAAGATAAGTTTAAATTTAGAACACAAATATCCGATTACAATGTTATAAATGAAGTCGGTGAAGGAACACAGAGAATTAATAGAGTTGAATTTACATTGAACGTAAAAGCATATTTACTTCCTGAAAAATTCGATGGACAATCTACTACTAGAAAATCAATATCAACAAAAAAAGTTGTTATGACAACTGAAGTAGATGTAACGAGCGGAACAGGTAGATTGGAAGGATTATTGACAACCCCATCTCCGTATTATGATAACAAGAATTTAATTGATTTTCTTTCTTTAAATAATAGTAAAGCTCAAAATCCAATTTCAGATAATACTATTACATTTACTGATATAAAATTAATAAAAGCACCTGCTTTATTAGCATCAGTTATACCCGCTTCTATTACAGTTCTTTCGGATTCATACGATGTCAAAGTTTATATAAATGGTACACGATACTATCATACAACGCATTTTACTGTAACTATATCATCTACATCACTTACATTAAATTTTATTCCTGCTAATTTGGGATTCAATGTTGATAGTGGCGATGAGATTACTATAACTGGTAAATTTATTGACATTATATAATGAAAAGAACTTTATTAGATATAACTCAAAAATTATTTAGGAAACGTATAATGGCGGTTTTAACTCCTAAAGATTTAAATCATCCCGATTATTGGATTTACGAAGCCATTGGGTATAAAGTTGTAGATATATTACGTGAAATTGAATTTAGAGAAACGCAAGATAGATTATTGGTAATGATAAATACGCAGGGTATATCTCCTAGAGATTATATTTTTGAAGCTGGTCCAAATGGTTTATTAATTAAATTTATAAAATCTCATTTTGAATTTGAATTGGATGATGATGATTATATTGAAATACATGGAGATATAGAAAAATATGCTTAAACAATTTAATTCAAATGCTAGAAAGTTGAATAGGATTATACCAAAAATAAATCCTAATAATTTAGTGTCTACCGATTTAACGGGAAGTTTATTAAATATCGAAATTCCAACCAATACTAAATTTGAATCAAAAACTAAATCAAATCCAAATCCAATACATATAGTAAATAATAAATCTACAATTAATGATTTTTATTTAGAAATATTACAACACAGTGCTAGAAAAGTAGACAGAAAAATTGATGAATTTGATAATAATTTAAATACATTAACAATAAAAAATGTAGTATTAGATTATGGAACTGAAGGAGCATCTCCTAATAATTTTGAAATATTAGTATATGGTTTGCATATTCCAGGCGATTATACAATTGGAGAAGTTGGGAATAATGTAGTTATAAAATTAAATGATTATTATATTGATTATGATAATGTTACGATTGATGATATTTATGTCATAGGTAAATTAATAGAAATACCAATTGCTTCGGAAGATGGATATAATTTAACAACCGAAGATGGTTTAGATATAATAATATAATAAATGGCAAACGTAAGAAAAAGGATATCAGAGTTAACAGCATTAAGTTCGGCATCATTGGATACTACAATAGTTGGTGTCGATAATGGAACTACTTATAAAATAGAATTGGATGTTCTTGCAGATGCGGTAACTAATAGAGTAAATACATTAGATAGAGATAGATTACAATCTTTGGAATCCGTAACATCTTCGTTTGAAACCAAAGGTAGAAACGTTGTATCGGGTTCATCGCAATTAACTTCTTCATATGATACAAGATATGTAGTTAGTGGTTCTATAACTCAAACAACTTGGGATAACATTGCAAACAAACCAAATGGTATAGTTTCTCAATCTACTGATTTAAGTTCTTTAAATCAATTTACATCATCACAATCTGCACTAAATACTACTTTTACAAATGGTATAACGGGTAGATTAACAACATCATCTTTTAATTTATATACCGCATCACAATCTACATCATCGTTGGTTGATAGATTAAATGAGTTAGAATTTTCATCATCCGGAGCAACCGCATCGATATACGAATTATATGAAAACGCTTTTATATTTACTCAAAAATTTGATAATATCGAAAGTGTGAGTGGTAGTTGGATTACTGAAAATGAAACGGGTTCATTTTTGACAAGTTTAAGTGGAGCAATAAGTTCATCTGCACAAATAACTGCATTTGGATTTATTAGTTCATCGACATCAACGGATATAACTTCATTAAATTCATTTACAGCTTCACAATCAACATTAAATACTGCTTTCACAAACGGAGTGAGTGCAAGATTACAAACATCTTCATTTAATGATTATACATCATCGGTAAATAATAGAATAACTACATTAGAAGGAACTATTATAAGTGGTAGTCCAAATTATACACAAGTATTAGGAAATAGAAGAACGAGTATTACAACAACCGGTGTATCGATAATAAGTGGAAGTATTACCACAACAGGTAATCCCGTTCAAATTATGGTGACCGGTGATGCAAATCCCGTAAACGTTACATCTTGGACTAGATTGCAAATTTATAGAGATGAAAATCCAATTGGAAACATTATTCAAGTTGAAAATAGTTCAAACCTAAATGTTCCATATTGTTTGAATGTAATAGATACCCCATCAGCAGGAACTTATTCATATAGCATGAGGACTGTTAGTGGAATCACTGGTGTTTTTGATTTTGGAGAATCAACTGGTCCTCTTTTAACGGCAGTAGAATTAAAAACAAATACAAACTTACCATCTACAAATAATACATTTATCGGAACAAATAGGTTTAATGGACAAGTAACATTAGGTGGCGCTGGTGGTGATGAAGGTGGTGAACTACAACTTGCAACCGCACAAACTAATACAACTTTAACAGGTAGTATAGTTAGTGTGGATATTTATCAAAATAAATTAAGAATTTTTGAGGGTGGTGGAACTAATAGAGGTGTAAACATTGATTTAAGTAAAACGCCAGCCGGAAATGCAGGTGAATTATTATGGAAAGCAAGTGGAATGGTAGGAGTAGGAACATTTGTAACTTTGGATAATCTTAAATGTACAGTTACATCGGCAGCTCAGGGTAATAGAGGTTTAAGTATTGGGGCAGTATCAACAACATTTGAAGCAGATGTAAGTGGGTGGTACACCGTTAGCGGTGGAAGTGGTGGTGGTACCGGAAATAATGTTACATATACCACATCTGCATCTAATTCTGCATTTAATTGGAACTTCGCTACACATGGTGATATGGTACAAGTTAATTTAAGAGATAAAACAAATAATAGATTTTATCGTATTACAATGATGATAGGCGCATCATACATCAGTAATTTTATTTCAATCGAAAGATTATTTTAAAGATATTTATAAGTAATGGCAAACTTAATTAGATTAAAACAAATAGAAAGTGGTTCGTACTTAAATACGGCGGCAACTATTGGGCAAGATTTTTCCCAATCGGTTATTGATATTATAACGACCGAAGTAACCGCAGTATTGCCGGATGGTGTAATTTCATCATCTGTTCAAATTGATTTATTACAAACTACAAATTTTGTTGGATTTAGTTCTTCAATTTCAAATTCGTTTGGAGATGTTTATATGGAATTGGCATCTATAACTGGTTCTATTGAAACGGGATTAAGTGCAAGTGTTGCAACTTCGTTCTCACAAAGTAATGCAATATTTAATCAGTTTAGTTCTTCAATTCATATCGAACTAAGCCAAAGTAATACAATATTTACACAATTTAGTTCATCGATTAATACACAAATTAGTGCAAGTTCGGCAAATATAATTGATATTTCATCATCCGTAAATACAAGATTAGTTAATTTAGAATCATTCAGTTCTTCATTGGATAATGGATTTGCAACTGATGCAGAATTAACAACAACGGCATCACAAATTATTGACCAAGGTGAGTGGTAATATAATAAAATAAAATATATAGAATTAATTCACATTTATTCATCGGTTACATAAAAAAAGAATATTTATACATTGAACAATAAGAATAACTAAAAACCAAATATGGCACAAATCATTAAACACAGAAGGGGTAGTCTAGAAGCCCTATCGTCAGTAACAGGCTCATTACAAAAAGGTGAAATTGTAATAGCTTCGGGTTCATCGAACCTAACAACAACCAATGGCTCTTCATTGGTATTCGCAGTACCTGAAAATGGTCAAGTACAAGCAACCAACCGATTTCTAATAGGTGATGCAGCTCCTAACACATTTGCGAGCTCGACTTATAATGGAATGGTTAAAGGTGTTCCTTACTACGCAAGTGGTAGTTCAACTTTATATTTGCTTGGTACTGATGGAAATGATGCCATTAACTTAGAAGGTAACATTCAACCTTTCAGTGCTTCGGTAGCAACAGCAATTAACGCATTATCACAATCTATTGGTAGTGGTACAATTGGACA